TCATGTGAGATACACGGTCCAAATTAATTTTTAAATCGTCTGGATGATCTACTTCACCTAATACAGAATAGCCTGAACTGATCTGGTCATTAAGTGTCTTCACTGCTTTTCCTATTTCGTTTACAGGGTAAACTCTTTGGTTAGCATTTTTGATTCCACCTTGAATACAGATACCTTTCATGTACAAATCCTTACCATGTTCGCCTTCGTGTAAGATCTGTACTCTCGCCTGATCGTATGTTAGGTGTTCTCTAAGATAAAGTGACATTCCAAACTCCTTTTAAAAGTTTCAATTACGATTTAGTAATTGGACTTTTTGCTGATTTGTCTGAATGATCCGCTTTGTCGGCTTTAACTTCTTTTTTCATTGAAGTGCCTTTGTCTTTACCCGGAGTATTCTCAAAATCACTCATTTTCTGAGCAGTTGGTGCCGGTCTGCCTTTTTCTTCTGCAGATCCTTGAGCAATATTTTTAGCACCTTTTGATACTAATTTATTGCCTGCATCTTTAACTGGCGATGCCTTTGCGTCAGCATGGTCAGCATTGTCAGCACTTTTCTGTATTTTGTACTCTTTTACAGTTTCTTTAGTTGCTTCTTTGCTTTCCACTGGCATCTCAATTGGAGTTTCTGTTGGCATTACAACGGCTTCTTCTTCTTTTTCTTCTTCACCGTCTTTTTTGCCCATCATTGCCTCAAATTCTGCTTTTAATTCGTCTAAAGCATCTTCTAAATCAACTACTCTGTCTTCGATTTCGCCTTCTTCTTCACCGTTTCCAGCATCAGCATCCATGTCAGCCGCCATATCGTCAGCCGCTTTCTCGCCTTCGCCTTCTTCGTCAGCAGAAATGTCTTTTACTAATTCATCAGTAGCGTCGCCACCAACTTCTTCAATAGACTCTTCTTCTGTTTTTTCAGACTCGTCTGCTTTTACTTCTTCTTCAGCAGTTTCTTCAACTTTTTCGTCTTCTTTAGTTTCTTCTGAAGTTTCTTCAACTTTTTCATCTTTAGATGCTTCAGTTTCTTTAACTTCTTCTTTTTTCTCGTCTTTAGACTCTTCTGAAGTCTCTTTAACTTCGTCTTTAGACTCTTCTTTAGACTCTTCTTTAGACTCAGCAGTAGTTTCTTCTGCTAAACCTTCATAAATGTCTCTAGATTTTTCCACAACGATTTCATGAAATAAAGCCTCTGCTTTATCTTGTTCTTCGTTAATTAGAAGTTCTAGTAATTGTTCAAACTTATTTGTTGTCATTACACGTGCTCCTTTTAATGCATTCGATTTGTACTTATAAGTGTTATTATTTACGATAAAACAGTAAAAACGGCGGTATTAATGGTACAAAAATGGGTCTTTTTGTTAAATTTGTTGTTGAAGATCAAATTTTGATAAAAAATCTTTTGTGGACACGTGAGTCATGTTATCATTCCAGTCAAGATCCTTAGGTTTGAACCATCCTTCAGGTATAACACGATAAAATTTTGCATCTTTGAAATCTTGTACGCAACGTTTGGTTTGATTCATCCAATTTCCATAGAATGTTGCATCATCTTTGCCTCTTTTATAATTTCTTGTGTCTTTGAATAGGTTATTAAATTTGAATCTGTGAGTATTTTTGTCTTTCATTTGGTGTCCTTGATAATCAAAACCAAGCATATAAACTTCTTTATGACCATGATCTAGTGCCATTCTCAATGCTGTTGGACCCGAACTCCATCCTAAACTTGGCTTAAACCATTGCACATGATCTAATATTTTTTGATTTTTATTATATTGTGCATTAAAATTTGACCATACTTGATGATTTACAAGATAGTTGGACTCAGAAATTTCTAAAACCATTTTAGGATCTACTGCAACCAAATAATCTGGAGTTTCTGTTCTATAAACTCCATTACAAGCATACACTTTGCCGTGTTTTTGCATATCGGCAATTTTTATGCCCTTACGTGATTCACCGTTACCTAATACAAATGCTGGGGTCGACATTATAACTCTAAGTTATCGTCTTGTGCTGGTGCACCGTACATTTTTTGAACAAATACGGCTTCTTCCTTCTGTTGTGCATCATGTTCTTCAGATGCTAATCTCATATCATTGATATCTTTTAGTGTTAGACGTGTTTTTCTTGTGTCATCTTTATCTAAAACAGAAATATCGTTGTCTGGCTCGTAGTTTTTGTCCTGCTCAAAGCCTTCTGGTCCGTATGTAAAGAATTCTAAAAGTTTCATTTTCAGTATTTAACCTTATGCAGGTGTTCCTCCACCTGTGCCACCTGGTATAGTTCCACCACCACCTGGTGTTTGTCCTGGTGCTCCGCCGCCTGGTGCTTCTGGAGATGGTGCTTCTGTATCTGCTGTAGGCTCTTCAAATTGATCTAGATCACTTGCAATTCCTGCCTGTGTAACTCCTGCACCACGTAATTGATTGCCTTTTGTTTTCTTACCTTGTGGAATGTTGTTTTCTTCTGCCCATAATTCAGCATTTCTTGCCATTTCTTCTTCAGTAAGTCCAAGATATCTCTTTAACGCAAATCTTTTTGACATATATGGTAGTTCTGCTATCTGAGAAAACGTTTGAATTCTAGTTTGATCCATTTCTGTCTGTCTATACTGTGCAAAGTTTTGTGGTGGATTAAGTTTTAGTTCAAACATACCGTTGTCTATGTTGTAACCTTTGGATTTAATCCATATTTTGAACTCTTCATCGAATGTTGGGTTCAACATTGATTGTAGTCTTGCACAATACTTGTTGAATCTTAGTTCTTGAATGTATGCAGTACCAACTCTACCGTCATTGTACTGTTGTTGTCCATCATCTGGACCAGTTGGCAAGTAAGAACTTGGTATTCTTAAACCTCTAAACAGTTTGTTAGTAAAGAATTTAAGGTCATCTATCTCACCTAAGTTAGTTCCACCCGGTAGTGTATCAACTTTTGATCCTCTTCCTTCTGCTGTTTGCGGAAAGAAGTAATCCTCATTAATACTCATTGGATTATATGTAGCATCAATATAGTTGACACCACCTGATGTGCTTGGAATTCTTCTTTGATTGATTTCGTTTTTCACTCTCTCAACGAATTGCATCGCCAAGTGTGTTGGCATATTACCCACGTCAATATAAAATACTCTTCTTTCAGGTGCTCTTTGCACTCTGTAAATTATAATTGCGTCTTCTAATAATTCTTTTTGTTTGTAAACTTTGAAAACTTGTTCTAGTACTGATTGTCCAAACGGAAACAAGTTGTCCATTCCATCTGACATTGACATATGTACAACGTGTTCTGCATTAATGTTGTACGCATTCATTGTTCTATAAAATCTACCACCCGATGTTGCACCAGCAAATCCTGTCATGTTAGCAGTTGCTCCTGCATTGGCATAACTTGATCCATAGGCCGCTGTACCGCCACCTGTTGTTCCACCGCCACCATAAGTTTGATTTGGTGTAATTTGTGTTGCTGATAATCTTTGTAAGTTTGGATTTATGTCTCTGATTACATATTGTTCAGGTTTTTTGCCTTCTGATTCATTAACAATAACTCTGTCAACTTTTGCATTGTCAATATACAACCATTTAAATGTTTCTGGATCTCTAACAAAGAAACAATCTCCATATTTTAACGCATTTCTAAATATTCTAAAAATTCTTTTGCTTAATCTGTTTGCTTTGGTCCATTGTTGTAGTGCTTTCTTTAAAAGTTTAACTTCATGTTCAGTTGTTTCGTCTTTGAACACAATATCAAATGGAGTTTCGTTTTCTTGATTACGTTGTGTAGAGAATTCTGCAAGTATATCCAATGCCGCATTGATTTCTGAGTCAGAATCCATTTGGTCATATTGAAAATATCTCTGTATTCTGTTTGGATGTCCTGTGTAAACATCTGGTAGATAAGATGAATAATTTCTCTTCGCAAAATTAGGTACTTTTTCTCCTGATATTGGAGAAAGATTAGCGTCTTTAAAATATTTTTTCCAAGCCATACTTTATATTACATTGTTTCCGTCAAATCTGCAACCTTAAACTAGGCCAACTTGATTAACATCTTTCCTTGCTGTTTTCTCAACCGCCTTCATTGTCCTAGAGTCAACTGCAATAAGTGTATTTACGCCGTTAACCATATTCGATAACGTCTTATTTGCATTGTTTAACTCTGTTACCATTGTATTCATTTTATTTTCTAATTCTTCAGTGTTGAATGTAGATTTTAGGTCACTATTTGCTGTTACCATACTAGTAGATTTTGTAGTAACTATTTCAGGTCCTGATTCACCAACCAAATGTGGAACTCCGCCTTTCATTGTACCACCAAACTGCTTACCACCAATCATACCTCCTAATGCTCCACCGGCCATACCGCCTAGCATCATTCCAACTGGACCAAAAAATGCTCCTAGAGCCGTACCAGCGAGTGTACCTATTGCGGCCGCGTTGTTTGATTTGTCGTCGTCCATTAAATTTTTTCCAGCACTTAGAACACCTAGTCCTGCTCCTAATGCACCTCCACCTCTTAATAACTTAGATGCTACTCCACCTTTGCCTAATCCTAAACCGCCAGCCATTGTACCACCAAAACTGCCTCTTGTTGCACCCAACATTTGCATTAATCCCATATTACCTGCTTTGGTACCTGCGTATACTGCCGCAAAAGTTGGAGCTCC